TACAGGCTCGATAGCTTCACGGCTACGTGCTGCCATGAATAAGCACAATATCAAAATGCAATACAGCTCATTTGAGCGATTGTATTTCAGTTGGCGCAAAAGACATAACCTCGCACCACATTCACCCGTAAAACCGCAGGCAAAGGGTTATTTAAGCAAACTTGAAAACCATTTTACCGACTTCGGCAATATGGTAAACGAGTTGATGCCTGAACAAAGCAACCCACTCGACCTGCCACCATCGCAGGAGGCGAACTATAAACCGTTCAAGCTACCAATTAATCACAATAACATACTTCTGCTTTCGGATATACACGTGCCGTATCATAACATACAGGCATTGACATTAGCATTGAAGTACGGTTTGGAGAATGAGGTTAATACTATCCTGCTTAATGGTGACATCATAGACTTTTACGCTATCAGCAGATTTGAGAAAGACCCGCGTAAGCGCAACTTCGGGCATGAAGTACTAATGACAAGGCAGTTTCTGCAAACGTTACGCAAGCTATTCCCAAACGCTGCCATCTATTACAAGTGTGGTAATCACGATGTGCGTTATGATCACTACATCATGCGCAATGCACCTGATTTGTTGGGTATGGATGAGTTCAACTTTGAATCACTCATGCACTTGGATAAGTACAACATCACATTTATCCCGGATAAGCAAATAATACACGCGGGCAAGTTGACCATATTACACGGGCATGAACTGGGAGCATCGGTATTCAGTCCCGTAAACATCGCACGGGGTTTGTTCTTGCGAGCAAAGGACAGCGCATTGTGTGGACACCACCACCAAGCAAGTGAACATACAGAGCCTAACATCAATGGCAAGATAACAACGTGTTGGAGTGTGGCCTGTCTATGTGAGCTGCATCCTGATTACATGCCCATCAACAAGCACCACCACGGTTTTGCACATGTGCGTGTAATGGATAGTGGAGATTTTGAAGTGAGTAATTACAGGATTGTGAATGGTAAGATTAGATAACAAAAAGGCTCCACGTTTGGAGCCTGATTGTATCAATTTATAACAAAAACAATAATGCAATGAACCACTACACTATGTCGCAAAGATAATGAAACGCAAACCACATCCTAAAGTTATTCAGCGCAAACTTGGACGCGAGAAAGCGGATGGGCTGTATAGTGATAATGTGATAGAGATAGACCCTACACTACCACCGCTGCGTTATTTCATTGTCTTAATTCATGAATACCTTCATCACATTCAGCCTGAATGGAGTGAGGAAAAGGTGGATGCTGAAGGCGAGGCACTGGGTAGGTTTCTTTGGAAGCATGGCTATCGCAAGGTGCAGCAATAATGCGCCCGCTGCTAAGGATTAAAAATCTATTCATCTAGTAGCCCTTGTGTTATCTCAATGAACCTATCATACAGGTCTGCAATCTTATCACTTACTAGCTCATCGTGTTCACCGTACTTGTATTCTCTTCGCATCAAATCCATGATGTCTTTAAGTGCGTCCTTATACCGGGCAGCGTTAAGAGTATAGTTGTATTCTATTTCTTCTTCGGGTAGATTAAATGTTAGTGTTGCTTTCATCTTGTGTTCTGTTTGGTGTTCCTGATTTACCATCTGTATAGCCTTCATTGTACGCATTAACTATGTTTTCTAATTCGCGTGTTTGCGCTTTCATCATAAACGCATCCAGTTCTATCCAAGATATGTTTACAGTTTTGCCTTGGAATCTTTTGCGTAGTGACTTGCTAAGTGTGCGCAGGGCGGTTTCTTTTTTAGTTTCACTCATGTATTAAAAATGTTTTTTGAAAATCTATTTCTTGATTGATTCGGTGAATGATGCGATTCACCCGGCAACATTCCGTGCTGCCTTTTGGCGTATCTGCTAGGTATCTATGCCGTAGCATTCGCAGTTCATCAACACTAAACTGTTGCAGTTGTTTTCTTGTCATGTGCTTTGAGTTTTAGTATTTCACTTTTCACGTGTTGGTAGTAGGCTTTCACAGAGTAGTATTCACCTGTACCTTCAAAGTCATTTACTATGTCGGTAGGTGCATTTACTATGGCTTCATCTACGCAGTACAGCGCAGCGTTCAAAGCTTTGATGTGTATATCAACTAAGTTGCCTTCTTGCTTTTCGCCTTCGACTATATCAAAATAGTTCGAGTACAGTTGCCACGCTTTGTCTTTTGCTTTCATTGTTTAGCTTATTGATTAGTTCAATTACTTGTTCTTTGTTGTAGTAGTGCTGCATCGAATTGCGCACATGGTCTTTGACTTGATCAATGGTCATTGCTTTCATTAGTAGTCGCCTTTAAAGTGATTAAAAAAGTATGCGGGAATTTCGCTATGTTTTAGCTTCATGCTTACTGCCTTACCACCTGTTGCATTGATTTGATTAGCTACATCGTCCATGCTCTTGTTAGTGCCACCCCAGTTGGATTGATTATAGAACATGTACGTGTTAGTGGTGTATGCAATCTTTGCATAATCCATGCGAGTTGATGGATCAAGCAGCACCACCATTGCGTAATCTTGCGAGTAGTTACGTAGCACATCCAAACCTCCTGCGCTAAATCCTATAAGTGCGGTTGTCTTCGGGTCTACGTTTGCAATACTGGATAGCTTAGTCCCGTATGGTGCTATATGTATCTCATAGCGGGACCACATCCATGCAGGTATCTGTTTCTCCATCCATGCCGGGGTAGCATAGTGCATGCCCCCCCAAATGATTAGTGTGCAAAGTGCGTTCATATGCTTCTATTGATTTAAAAATTTGATATACTACTTGTGGCACAATGGCATTGCCGTATGCTTTTATGCTTTCTGTTCGCCATTTTGAAAAGGTAATTCCGTCCAGTTCGGTGGGAAGCCCATCATCTCCGCCACAAACCGGGGATTGAGTTGGGAAGATTTCCCAGTTTGATGGAACGCATCCGGCAGGCTGTTCGTTTCGTTCCGACCAGATCGCTCTAAAGCTTCCGTTGACCGACCCCCTTTGTAGTCGCTCGTGGTTGGAGTCGGTAGCATTCCAAATCTGAGCATCGTTGTTAAATCGTCTATCTTCCCATCGGCTATTCTCTGATGGCTGTTTCCCTCTCCCCCTACCCTGGGCGTAGGCAATAAACCAAATTCTTTCCCTTTTGTGTGGAGCATTGGCCGCGCATGCAGGTATAATAAAGGGCGCGACTTGATACCCAAGATTTTCCAAGTCAGCACACACTTCGTCGAATACCAGTCCCCCATTCCAATTAGTAAGCCCGCGAACGTTTTCGCCCACAACGTAACGCGGGGCAATTTCTCGTATTGCTCGACACATTTGAGGCCATAAATGGCGTTCATCTTCTTTTCCGAGTCGCTTTCCTGCTGCTGAGTATGGTTGGCACGGGAATCCCCCGGTGAGAACATCAATTGTGTTTGCATATTTAGTAAAATCAGATTTAGTAATGTCGGTGAATAATTCTGCATTAGGCCAATAGTGGTGAAGCACACGCTGTCCAAACTCATTCCATTCGCAATGAAACTTGTTTTCCCACCCCATCCATTCGGCAGCTAAATCAAAACCACCTATACCGCTAAAAAGTGAACCGTGTGTCATAATGCTAAAGTATTAAGGTATTCACGCCACATAGGTACACGCTCCTGAAGCTTTGCGATTGCTGCCTCATCAAAGTCCACAACCTTTTCGTGGATGCGTTCAGCAATGGGTATATCAAACGCCCATTCATCACGTGGTGTTTCTAGGTTTGCATCCGGGTATTCACGAAGGAATCGTGGCATATCGTATATCATGTTACGTTCTATGCTCTTTGCCTTCTTTAAAAATACAGGGTCACCTTGTGGATCAATAAGATTTAGTCTGCGTGATAAGCGGTACTTTTCATCGTTAATCATTTCGATAGGTGCGCTTACTAGCACATAGCAAAACGTAGCACGCGGTGCGCCCGTGAGCCAACAATATGCTTGCCCCTGCCAGTAGTAATCTTTACTTATATCATTCTGCTTTGCATCCATGAAGGTGTGTATGTCCCAACTGCTTTTGATATCAGGCACGTTTACAACCAGTCCTGTTTCATCATCTTTGATAAGTAAATCGGGCGTGCCTTTGATGTACTCATTTACGAACATCTCTTCATTCTTGAATACGATTTCACCGCGTGACCTGCGCCACATATCAATGGCATCATTCTCTACGGCTAAACCTTTCTCGATGTACTTGTTGCTAATCTCTTTGTACCGGTTGTAACGCTGCTGAATGTAGACTTCAAGCAATGCGCTCTTTGTGGTTTCGCTAAGTCCTGATTTGGTTCGTGCATCGGTCATCAACTTACCAAGTTGTGATGCTCTAAATAGTGTGTTGTTCATGTTATATTGATTGATGGTCAAATATACAGTTATTCGGAAATACCGAAC